TTCATTCGCCTCATGAAACGTGGCACCCCGCCGGAGCAACTGGCCAGCTATTGCGTGCCCAACCCGCAGGACAGCAGGAGGGACGGTGTTTTCCGGGCCTTGCAGTATGCTTCGACCGTGCCCAACTCGATGCTGCCTCCCGAGATCCTGGGAGCCTTGAAGCCATGACCCAACGGGAATACGCCAAGCACGCCGGTGTTTCGCACGGCTACGTCACCCAACTGGCTGCAAAGGGGATGCCCATGCATAGTCCCGAGGCCGCCGATGCCTGGCGCAAGAAAAACATCCGGGCCAAGTCCACGACGCAACACATAGAAACACCACTCACACCAGAATCCCCCGCAATCGAACAGGAAGGCCCCTACCGCCCCGCGGAAGCCTCGAACCCTATCGACACAGCCACCGCGGCTATCGACTCACCACAAGGCGCCTACGAGCGGCAGCGGCAAATCGAGCGTGCAGCCTACGACCTGGCTGTCGATGCCCTCCGGGGCGGCCGAGCCGATGCAGGGCGCCTGGTTGCCATCCACGCCGCAGCAGCTAAGAACCTAACCAGCGCCCGTGACGAGGTGATCGCCCAGGCTGAGAAGGAACGACGCTTGGTCAGCGGCGATTGGGTGCGCCGTGTCATGCAGGAGCACGACGGGGCGGTGGCCTCCCTATTGAAGGCCATGCCGAAACAGCTCTCAGGCCGGATTACTCCACACGACCCGGAACACTGCGAGATCGAGCTAACCAGGTGGGTGCAGGAGGTGGCGCTCAAGACACTACACAACACCGACCCATGGAAATCCTGACCGACCTGCAGCGCTCCCTTCTGGACTACCGCCGGAGCCTCTACCGCCCGACCCCGCAGCAGACGGTGGTCGAATGGTCCGAGGCCAACCTCCGGCTAACCCAACGGCAGACCGAGCACCCCGGGCCGTTCTCCACCTCGGTGCGGCCCTACACCCGGGAGCCCATGGAGGCCTGGAAGGATCCATCGGTCTCCGAGGTGACCCTATGCTGGGGATCACAGACCAGTAAAACGACCACCCTGATGGCCGGCCTGGCCTGGCTGATCGCCAACGAGCCCAGCCCGGCCCTGTGGCTGATGCCCTCGGAGAATCTGGCCAGGTCATTCTCTAAGTCCCGCTGGCTGCCTATGCTGGAGGACAGCCCGACCATGCTCGAATGCTTCCCGGCCGAGGCCGACAAGATCACCAACCTAGAGCAGAACTTTACCCGGTCGACCCTGACTTTTGTCGGATCTAACAGCCCGGCCAACCTAGCCTCCCGACCCGTCCGGGTGCTGATTGCCGACGAGGTAGACAAGTTCGCCGAGGCTACCGCCAAGGAGGCCGACGCCCTCGACCTGGCTGAACAGCGCCTCAAGAGCTTTTCAAGTAGCAAAGCCTTCATGACCAGCACGCCCACGGTGGTCGAAGGCCGGATCTGGCAGCGCTTCCTCCGGGGCGACCAGCGCCGCTACTACCTGCCCTGCCCACACTGCCGGGAGCTGATCAAGCTCGAATGGCGCCAGGTGACCTGGGACGACGCCAAGACCGAGGACGGCAAGCATGACCTGGCCAAGATCCGGGCCTCCGCCCATTACGTCTGCCAGCTCTGCCTTGGCAAGATCACCGACGCCCACAAGGTGGCAGCCCTCCGGCACGGCCAATGGCGCCCGGAGAATCCCAACGCCATGCCCGGCGTGCGGTCCTACCATCTCAGCAGCCTCTACAGCCCGGATCGGAAGTGCACCTGGGGCCATCTGGCCGTGGCCTTCATCGAGGCCAAGGCATCCATGGCCGGCCTGCAAGGATTCATCAACGGCAACCTGGCCGAGCCCTGGGAGCAGCAGGACGTACAGCAGGAACGACCCGAGGCATCGGCCGCGGTCACGATCACCGGTGGCCGCCGCTACCTCACCGCAGACGTCCAGGCCGTGGCGCCGTTCCTGTGGTGGGTCTGCCGGGAATGGAAGGACGGCAACAGCACCCTGGTGGCTGCCGGCCATGCCGATGACTTCGCTGCCCTACGCCGGGTGCAGGTGGCTCTGGAGGTGCACGACATGGATGTGGGCATTGACTCAGGCTTCAATACCCAGACGGTTTACGATTCTTGCGCCAGTTATTCCTCGGTGACCTCAAACCCTATCAGCTACCCGTGCGGCCTGCGGTTCCCGCCAGAGGGCGGTCTCCGAAAGCCTGCCCTGATCGGATGGCTTCCACTAAAAGGTCGGGAGACCGGCGCCCGGTTCACGACATCAAGCGGGGCGGTGCACCCGTTCGGCCTGTCGACATCTTCCTCGATGCGTACCGATGTGGTGCAGCCTCTCCTGGTGTTCGACACCGAGCACCTCCGGGATATGCTCTCAAGGCTCCGGAAGGGCGACATCGACCGGGAATGGGGCGTGCACCAAGAGCCGCCCAGCGTCCAGGCCGAAGGTGCCTATGTGGCTGATCCTGATCTTTACTGGCGTCACCTCGACTCTCACCTGCTACGGCCCCAAGCCAACCGCGCCGGCCGGATCAAACACGTCTGGGTGAAGCGCAACCAAAAGTGGCCCGACCATCTGCACGACTGCGAGATCATGCAACTGGCCATGGTGATGCTCTGGAATGACCTAGCGTCAAGCGATGTCCAGTCTTAGCTAAGCCATTGAACAGGCCAAAAAATGTGAAAGCCTCCAGCCCGAGGTGTTCACTTTCACGGTCGCAATCAAGCGTGCCTATCTTCGCAGTGTCTACAGCGCCCTCGGTGGCGCCACACTGCTGGCCGCCCTGACCTCGAAGGTCATTGCCGCGGCCTCGGTGATCGAGTCCGGCCAGGTTGTTCGGTCGACATCTTCCTCGGATGTCTCGGTCGAGTTTGCCGAGCCCGGTAAGGGCGCCCCCACGCCTTCCGAGATGGTCGAGATGTGGGAAAGCCTGATCGCCGACTACGAGCTGGCTGTCTACCTACTCGGCCAGGACGGCATCGCCGCCCCTACCGACACCCAGATCTTCAACAAAATGATGGCCGTCGTCCTGGTCGCTGTGACCAGTTACGGCGGTGACTTCTCGAACTTCCGTCGAGAGGGCGCCATCAGAACGGGGATGACCTGATGGGATTCCTCGACACCATCCTGGCTAAGTTCCGGTCGGCTCCTGTAAACCGCTACGAGGGCGCTTCCAACTCGATCCGGCGTTCCTTCCTGGACACGAGCTACACCTCGGTGCGGTTCGATGTTACTGCCTCGACCCGGCAGCAGATCGTCCGGAAAAGCAGATTCTTCGAGCAGAACAACGCGGTGATGAACCGCCTCGGTGACTTGTTCGAGAACTACACCGTTGGCAGCAACTTCTCGGTGCAGCCGGCTTCCTCGGATCCCGACTGGAATCTCCGGGCCAAGAAATGGTGGGACACCTGGTGCCGTTATCCGGACATCGGATCCCGGCAGTCTTTCGGCACCCTCATGAGCCTGGCCGCCCGTGGCTGGTTCTACGATGGTGAATCCTTCCTGCTTCTGACCAAGGGCGACTCGGGGCGTCCGCGTCTTCAGCTCATCGAGCCGCAACAGGTGGCGACACCTACCGGCCAGGAGCAATCGCCGGACATCTTCGATGGAGTCCGGTTCGATACCAAAACAGGCCGCGCTCTTTCCTACTTTATTGGGCAGGAAACGAACCAGGGCCAACTCACCGAAGTCCGGTCGATATCTTCCGACTCCATCGTCCACATCTACGAGGCCCAGCGTGCCGGCCAGCTCCGCGGCCTGCCCTTCGTGGCGTGCGTCATTAACGACCTGCACGACCTGGACGACCTCCAGAAGCTGGAGATGGAATCCTGTAAGCTGGCCTCTAGCGTGGCCCAGGTGATCAAGACCAGCTCCGGGGAGGTGCAGGCCAGCAGCCTCCGCTCCGGTGTTGTCGGTAGCCAAGGCACTGCCCAGACGTACTACGAGAACGTGTTCGGCTCGACGGTCAAAGTTCTGAAGTCCGGGGACGAGTTCGAGCAGTTCCAGGCCGACCGCCCCAACGTCAACATGCGCGAATACTGGCGCAGCCTGACTGAGAAGGTGTGCGCCGGCGTCGGCATCCCCTACGTCCTGGTGTTCCCGGAGGGAATGCAGGGCACGGTCTACCGCGGCGCCCTGGATATGTCTTCAGTGTGGTTCCGGAGCCGTCACCAGGTGATGGCCTCGGCCGCCCGTAGGATCTGGGAATATGTGATGGAATACGCCATCCGCACCGACCCCAGCCTCCGCGATTCTCCCGACGACTGGTACGAGGTGGCCATCCAGGCGCCCCGCTCGCCTAACGTCGACGTCGGCCGCAACTCTGCCGCACAGCTTGCAGAACTTGGTGCCGGCGTCACAACTTACGACGAGATTTACGGCGCCCGAGGCATCGACTGGCGATCTGCCCTGGAGGCCAAGGCGCAGCAGGCCCGGTACATCCAAGACCTGGCCAATAAATACGGCCTCGATGTCTCCGAGATCTCGACCGCCCAGAAGCAGCCTATCGCACCGGAGCCGGCCGAGATGGCCATCGAGCAGGCGCCCTCGGAGACTATGCCCGAGGCCATCCCGTCTGAGCCTCCCCAGGAGGTGGTTGCAGTGGCCAAGAAACGGAAACCCAGATCCAAGAAATCAGAATGACCAAGATCAACAACTGGCTTTCCTACCAGCCCCGGGCCTCGGCCTCGGAGCCGGCCACCCTCCAGATCTTCGATCAGATCGGTGAGGACTGGTTCGGTGGCTCCGGTATTTCGGCCAAGGCCTTCAGCCAAGCCCTTCAGGACGTCGGCCAAGGCCCCCTGGTGATCGAGATCAACAGCCCCGGCGGCAACGTCTGGGACGGCCTGGCCATCTACAATATGCTGCGAGGCCGGCAGGCGCCCGTCACCACCCGCGTGGTCGGCATTGCTGCCTCGATTGCTTCGATCATCGCCCTGGCCGGCGACACCGTTGAGATCGCTGATGCCGCCCTGTTCATGATTCACGACCCCTCCGGAATGGTGGCAGGCACCTCGGAGGAGATGCGGAAGATGGCCGATGCCTTGGATCAACACGCCGAGGTGCTGGCCGGTATCTACTCCAAGGTGACCGGCCGACCGACCTCTCAGATCCGGGCAGCCATGAAGGAAGAGACCTGGTTTACCGCCCAGGAGGCCATCCAGTTCGGCCTGGCCGACAAGATGACCGAGGAGCAGATGGCCATCGCCGCCTGCTGGCACCCCCGGGCTGTCACCAAAACCGCCCCGGAGACCGTTAAAAACAACCTTCGCCGCGGCCTGGAGCAGTACGCCCAAGGCCTGGCTGGTGAAGGCCTGGAGAAAGAGACCGTTCTGGAGGCCGAGGCCCTGGTGGCCGGTGAGGCCCCCAACGAGGCCAAGATCCAGAAGGCCAACGCCTGGTGGGCTCGCAACGAGCGCTTCCTGGATGCCGAGCCCAACACCCCGGCCGATGTCTCCGCTAACCTCTGGGGCGGCGCCGCAGGCCGTGATTGGTTCCAAGCGCTTTATGCCCAGCTCGAAATCGAGGAGGGCGAGACCCCGGATGAATCTCCGGATGACAAACTTTCGACCGGCAGCACCGACGCTGCCGCCGATGGCGCGACAACCGCGCCGACATCACAGCAGACACCACACAACATGACTGATACAAACACCGTGGTGGCGGCCGCTCCTAGTGCGCCGTCCGCCCTCGACATCGACGCCATCGTGGCCAAGGCCGTTGCCGCTGCCATCAGCGCCAAGGGCATCACCGCCGCCCCTGCTCCCGAGCCGCTCCGGCCGGTGATCCAGAACCTCGGCAACCCGCTCCTGGAGAAGCACAAGAGCCTCCGCGCCGGTGCCGAGCGCCAGCGCTTCCTGGTTGAGAACCACAGCGAACTGCTCCGCCAGTCGGCGCTGATTGCCCCGCAGAACGCGAACACCTTCGCTTCTGGCTTGGTTGTCGACTACCTCGCCGACGCCGTGATCACCGTGGCCACTGCCAAGCTGGCCATGATCAGCAACTTCACCCGCAACGTCGGCCTAGATAACCTCCGCCCCCGTGCGACGGTGCAGGTTAAGAAGTTCACCACCGGCGACGCCGCGGTCGACAACGCCACCAACTTCGAGGATGGCGCTGCCAACCAATCGACTCTGGCCGCCACCTCGGTGACGGTGAACCAGATCACCAAGACCTTCACGGTCACCCAGCAGGAGCTCAACCAGGGCTTCGCCCTCTCCGACTTGTCCCAGGGCTCTGCCGAGATCTTCGCCTTGGCGATCTCCAAGAAGGTCACCGCGGTGATGACCTCCGGTAACTACGGCGCCGGCACGGCTATCGGAACGGCTGCCAACTTCGACAGCTCCGACCTCCCGGCCATCCTCGCCCTGGCCAAGAACTACCGCCAGAAGCTGCTGCTGCTCGACGGTGGCCACCTGGCTCGCCTGATGTTCTCCGGCCAATTGACTGCTGCCGCCGGCACCAACCCGTTCCCGGACAGCCGCTACGGCCCTCTGAACAACGGCTATTTCGGATTCGCCAACATCCTGGAGCAGAACGACTGGACCGGCGCCATCGCCAACACCGCCGGCTTCGTTTGCGGCCAGGACGCCATCGCGGTGGCCTCGGGCCTGCCGGTCGGAATGATCGCCGGTGAGTTCCTGGAGCAGCGCACGGTCGAGCTGTCCAACGGCCTCTCCGTGCTGTTGTCGGTCTGGTACAGCCGCGCTACCCGCGCTCACATGGCGTCCTACGACATTATGTTCGGTGCTGCCGCCGCGGACACCACGCAGGCCGAAGTTCTCATCACCGCCTAATCGGCTGACCCATGAGAATCGCCACAACCATCTCGGTGGACAAGAACGGCAAAACCAAGCTCGTTTCTGGTCCCGATGTCGACGCGTCTCTCCAGCGCGACGGCTTCAACACCGCGACCGTTCCCGAAGGAGGCAAGCTCATCCTGTGGATACAGGGAGCCCTGGCACCGAAAGTTCGCAAAGGTTAACCTAATATTGGGGAGGCTGCTGGAAAGTTCCGGTGGCCTCCCCTCTAACCAAGACAAAACATGGCCGTTCAAGCAGACATCTCGATGGAATACAGCATGGGGCGCCAGGGATTCTTCCCGGTGACCACCACGGCTGCCCAGACTGGCAACTTCTCGGCCGTGATTCCGGCTGAGCCGACCGTCTTCACCTCGATCACAGGCACTGGGATCTCTGGGACTTGGACCGGCATCACCCTGCCGGCCGGCTTCCCGCTGTGCGGTGACATCACCGGCTTTCAACTGGCCTCTGGCAAGGCCGTGGCATTCCTGGCTCGCACCGCCTAACACATGAGACTCGGCATCGGCATCGGAACCAATCGAGCGCCCTCCGGCGAGGCCGGCGGCTTCGATCTGCCGATCCTGCGGCGCGATATGCTCCAGGAGGACGAGTTCTTCGTCCTGCAGGAAGATGCCTCCGGTAAGATCGTTTTCTCGTTCGGCACCTACGACCGAATCGCTTTGGAAGACGGCACCGACCTTTTACTAACCGAAAACTCCGACAAGTTCATCCTCACCGTTTACTGATATGGCAGACTCCAAAATTACGGCCTTAACGGCCATCTCAACAGTCGATCCCACGGCCGACCCGTTGGTGATCGTCGACGTCTCCGATACGTCAATGGCCGCCAGCGGCACGACCAAGAAGTCGACGATCAATCAACTTCTCGGTTCCGGCGGCACCGCCACCCTCGCCTCCGCCACCATCACCGGCGCTGCGACTGTTGGAACCACGCTTGGCGTCACTGGAGTTTCGACTTTTGCTGCTGGTTCAGCATCGACTCCTGCTCTTAATACGACAGGAGACACGAACACGGGAGTTTATTTTCCTGCTTCTGACACTGTTGCAATATCAACTGGCGGATCTGAGCGTTGTCGCGTCGATTCTTCTGGAAACCTTTTGGTGGCTCGCACGGGTGCCGGTCTTAACAACACTTCTGGCGTAACATTTGGTCAGGCATCAATCGGAATGCAGTCTGAAGGAAATCAGATTCAGATTGTAGTAAATCGCACTACATCTGATGGAACCATTGTCGATCTTCGTAGGAACAACTCAAGCGTTGGAAACATCTCAGTCACCACTTCCGGCGCTACGTTCAACAGCACTTCCGATTATCGACTGAAGGAATCTGTTGCTCCGCTGTCTGGTGGACTTGCTCGCGTCAATGCGCTCAAGCCTTCTGTCTACAAGTGGAAGTCGAACGGTTCTGCTGGCGAAGGATTCTTGGCCCATGAATTGGCCGAGGTTGTTCCCGCTGCGGTCAATGGCGAGAAGGACGATGTGAACGAGGATGGCAGCATCAAAGCTCAGTCGATTGATATGTCACGAGTGGTTCCGATTCTTGTCGCTGCCATCAAAGAACTCACCGCCCGCGTCCAAACCCTCGAAGCCCGCTAATTTATGACCATCCTCTGGATCATCGAACGCCTTCTCGTCAAACCCACCGAAGGCTCTCTCACCGATGTCGTTATCACTGCCGACTGGCGTTGCAACGGCTCGCAGGAATCGTTCTCTGGAACCTGCTACGGCTCCTGCTCATTCGCTCCTCCGACTGGTAGCTTCACTCCTTATCCTGACCTCACGCAGGATCAGGTCTTGAGCTGGTGCTACGCCAACGGAGTCGATCAGAGCGCGATTGAGGCGAACGTCTCGCTCCAGATTGCCAACCAGATCAACCCGCCCGTGGTGAGTCTGCCGCTGCCGTGGGTGCCGCCGGTGCCGCCGCCCGAGCCTGAGATGATCGTGCCTCCGATGTTGCCTCAGGTGACGCCGGTTTTGGTTGCGGAGCAGCCTGTCGTTTCCGACACTGCGGTCTGATATGGAAATCACCATCACACTCACTCAGGAGCAGACCAATAGCCTGCTCCAGCTTATCGACATCGCCATCAAGGCCGGTGGCTACCAGAACGCCAAGGTCGGCGTTCCTTTGGCCGACATCATTCTCGCAGCAGCACAACCTAAATCCGAATGAAGAACTGGAAGACAACCGCCGGCGGTGTGGCCGTCCTACTGGCCGCACTTTCAATCGCCATCAAGCAGGCCATCGCCGGTGACATGGGCGGTGCCATCGCCGCCGCTGTCGGTGGTGCTGGTGCCATGTTCACCGCTCTGAAGGCCCAGGACGCCCAGCAGGAGGACAAGAGCAAGTGAAGGACACGCTGCGAGACCTCGGAGTCAATATCGGGCTTCTTGCAGCAGGATTCGCCGGCAGCCTGGTCACTGTGAAGAAGGACGGTCACAAGGACTGGTTCACCACATTGACCTCGCTGCTGGTGGGCACCCTGTCGGCCAACTACCTGACCCCGGTGGTGGTCGACATTTTCGGAATGAAGAACAGCAACACCCAGTATGCCGCGGCGTTCCTGATGGGATTCCTCGGTCTAAACGGTGTGGAGCTGGTCATGGACAGGCTGAAACTCAAGAAGAAATGAGGCCCGAGACGATCATCAATGTGATCGCCAATGCCGTCCTGGCCGGTGGCGTCTCTGTCTTCATGGTGATGATCTACCGCACCGGCGGCCTGATCGAACGCTGGCCGAAGGCTTCAAGCCTAACTCTCCGGCTGTCACTGGCTGGAACCGCGGCAGGAGCCCTAGGCAACTGCTTGACGCTATCGACACCGCCCGACACCGAGATCCTAATGAATTGCGGCCTGGCCGGAATCTTCGTTTGGGCCGCTATCTTCCACGCTAACCTGATCAAACATGGACCCCCTAGCCAGCCTATCGCAGGGCCTGATGCGTGCAGCCCTCGACAAGCTGCTGGAACAGAAGGATCAAACCTGTGAAGACGGAGCCAAGGACAACTCTCTGGCCGCTCGTCTTCATGCTCGCATTGACGACGCTGGCCTGCGCCCCGACCCGAGTGGTCCTGGTGCCTCCGGGGACCCCAGTGCGCCTGGCCGAGCCGGTAAAGGCTAAGGTCTGGGCGAAGGACTCGACTGGCAGTATCGTCAAAAGCAGAAACCGCGTGATCATCCCGGAAGGCTGGTACGCTCTCCCGAAGGAATAACCATGGCCCAGCAAATCATCAACATCGGCACCATCGCCAACGACAACACCGGGGACACCCTCCGCGGCGCCGGGCAGAAGATTAACGACAACTTCGACGAGCTGTATGGCAACCTGCCAATCGACACAGCCCCGGCCGCCTGGGTGCCTACACTGACCGATTCCGGCGGTGGCCGCACCTACAGCTACACGATCAACACAGCGCGCCACACATCCATCGGCTTTGTCTCCACCTTTACGGCCGACATCACCGTGAACTCGGTGAGCGGATCTGCCACCGGTGACCTGCGGATCAGCCTGCCGGATCCTGTATCCTACGACGCTGCCCTGGCCATCTGGCTCGACAATGCCACCGCCCAGGCTAAGACCGCGGTGATCGGTAAGGTTGTCGGCGGTACATCCTACGCCGCCCTGTACCACTACGAGACCGGCGACATCACCAGCATGGCCAGCCAGATCCAGGCCACCAGCCGGATCCTGATCTCCGGCACCTACTTCACCGCCTAAATGACCATCATCGGCTCCAGTCTCCAGCAGGGCATGACGGTGCTCCAGCAGATGCTGGGGGCGCCGATGTTCATCTGGGAGGGCAGCTCGATCCGGTGCATACCGGCCATGGTCACCGATGCCAACACCCCGGTGCCTGGTGGATTTCAGGACAACGTGGCATCCCGGATCCTGGTCAAGTTCTCCGACTGGAAGACCTGGGACAGCACCCTGGTCACAATGGACACCACGCTGTACACCCTCGACCAGGGCACCGAGTTCTCTCGGTTGCTCAAGGAGGACGGCTATTATCTGCTCCAGGAGAACACCGACCGCATCGCCCTCACCTTCTGCAAGCCTAGGCCGGTGGTCGGCCGCACGCTGGTCTACCAGGGACGCACCCTGCGGATCCTGTCCTGCCGGGTCGATGCCTCCGGCGCCTACTACAGCCTCGAACTAGGAGCCAAGACCCGGTGAGGCCTGTCGTTAACATGACGGTCGACAGCAGCAAGTTCGACGCTGCAATGAAGGCCTACCTGCTGCAGACGAGCCGAGACCTTCACAAGGCAGTCAACTCCCGGTTCTTTTACCTGATGGTCCGGCTGTTCGTTCTGGTGCCGCCTAAGAGCCCAGGCCAAGAACGGCGCCGGATCTCCGACTACCTCGGCACCCCGCTGGGAAACATCAATCGGAAGTCCAAGAAGACTGGCAAACGCATCGGCAAGTCCCGCCTGCTTCGCCGGGTGCATCTGATCGCCCAGTCGAAGGAAGCCAAGGCCGGCCGCCGCGGCCTGTACGGCGAGGAGATGAAGGCAGCAGCATCGGCCCTGATGCGGAAGGCTATCGCCTCAGTCGGTTACCTCCGCTCTGGTGTGGTGAAGATCATCCGGATCTACAACAAGGGCTTCACCCAGTTTCAAAGCCCGAAATGGAAGCCTCTGTCGAAGCCTGCAGGCTACAAGGCGCCAAAGAAGACCAACGCCGCCCTGGTCTCACTCGCCAACCAATACGGGCTGCCAGAGGAGAATGTCGCCGTGCACAAGGGCACCAAAGCCCGAGGCATCCAGGCCACACCAGGCTTCAACCCGACAGCCTCGGTGGTCATGACTGCCGGGGTGGCTGACAATCAGTACAACCGGGTGGCCATGATCTACAACCAGGCCATGCAGAAAGCCATGGACGACGAGCTGGCCGAGCTGACCAATCACATGACCGAGGCTATGCTGCAAAACGGCAAGGTGCTCGAAGACAACGGAATCGCGATCAAATGAACGCCGTAGCCCTAAGAGCAGAGAAGGCCGTGGCCGACTACCTGGCAGTCGCCGACTGGTCAGCCTCCGGCGCTGGCACGCCCACCTGCCTAACCTCCTACAGCCGCGGCCTGTACGACGACCCGGACGAGCAGGACGTCATGCCCAACTTCCCGCGCCTGGTAGTCTCGACCAACTCAGCCAGGCCTGTCCAACGCACCGACCTAACCTGCGAGCTGGAGATCGCCGTCGAGCTTCAACTATCGGCAGACGACACCGACGAGGCCGATGTCATGACCACCGTCCAGGTGCTCGACAATCGGATCCTGCCGCTCTTTGACGAGTCCGGGGCCTCTGCCCTGGATGCACCATCAAACGACGCCAGCGGCCCGTTTACGGCCCAGTTTGCCGCGCCTCTGGACTTTGGGGCAGCCTCAATCTCTAATCGGTCCAGGACGTTCACCAGGACCTTCACCCTTTACTGCAGCGCAACCATCTAACCCAAGACATCTATGGCCAATTCACAAGGACTCGCATACCAGTTTGGATCGCCGGCGACGGTGACCATGTTCCAGACCAACAACTCGACCGCCGTTTTCACAGGGCTCACCTCGATTGAAAGTTACGACATCACTCACGAGGCCGACACCGAAGAGGTTCGGAATAGCGCTGGTGAGGTTGTTGGCCACATCGGCTACAACGAGCGCGTGGTTCTCAATCTTAACCTGATCCCCTCTGGTGCCACTGCTGCTGCTGCCCTGGCGTTCTGCTCGTTGGCTCCGGTCAACGGGACGGTCCGGATCTCTGGTGCTCCGATCATCGCCATGATGGGATATGGTGACGTGCTTAACACCGAGGACGTTCTGATGGGTGGCCGGTTTATCTATGCCGGCGGCGGATCGGTGAAGCTGACGCAAAGCGGAAAGGCCATGGTCTCAATCACGGTCAAGAAGTACAAGAATCTGACCGCTGGTGCCTCTGTGAACCTGAACCCGTGAGCGATCTGGCCGACATCCTAAACGCTACAGCCGAGCCCTGTCCTGTCGTGATGGGGCTCCGGTTGGTGCCGTATTCTGTCGGTCATTCGCTTGTCCTAAATCGTATCGGCTCACCCTTGGCCATTGGTGGGCCCGTAGAGCGATCTGATTTAATGGAGGCCGTCTTGATATGCTCACAACCGGTTAAAGAGTCTCTCAAGGCCATCAGGTCACCGCTGCGAAGCATTGCCATCTACATTTGGTCAAAGCGGACCCGTCAACTATCGTTTGATGTCGAGTTCGAGAAATGGAACACCTGGATGGCCAACCAATCGACGGCCCCGGAGATCCTAAGCAAGCCAGGCAAATCCCGTCAGTTGTCGATGCCATGGCCCGAGAGAATGCTGGCCTGCTGCATGGACATCGGTCTCCAGGAGGATACCGTCTTAGCCATGCCAATCGGTGACGCTGAGCGCCTCGTCCTGGCGCGTGCCGAGACCCATGGAGATGTCGAACTATGGAGCCCCAAGGACGAGGCAATGTGGCGGTGGTCAAATCAGCATCAGACAAATCAGAATTGATCCATGGCTATCTTTTCACTCATTGCAAAACTCGGGCTTGATGGCACTGCATTCGAGGGAGGCCTTAAGCGCTCCCAGTCGATGGCCAAAGGCATCGGCAAAGAAATTGGCGCCACAATGGGCAGCATCTTTGCGGTCGACAAGCTGGCCCAGTTTGGAATGCAGGCTATCGAGACGGCCGGCCAGCTCACCGACCTTTCGAGCCAGCTTGGTGTGTCTGCTGAGTTCCTCCAGGAGATGAAGTTCGCCGCGGAACAGTCCGGATCTAGTCTCGAAGATGTGGCAGGCGCCCTTGAAAAGCTATCTATCGCCAGGCAAAAGGCATTGGCTGGAGACAAGGCTACCGTTGAGAACCTTCAGAAATTTGGAATCACCGTCGACGAACTCAGAGGAATGGATCTTAAGTCCATGTTTCTGGCTCTCGGCAAACCATTTGAAGAAGGCATTGATCCGCAAAAACTGTTGGGGCCGTTTCGGGAATTGGCAGGCCGAGGTGCAGGCGCTTTGATTCCTGCAATGGCTGAAGGCCTTTTGGATGCAGCAGAGCAGGCCCGAAATCTCGGCTTGGTGATGGAAGATGAAGTTATCGCATCACTGGATGACGTGGCCGATAAACTGGACATCTTGAAGGCCAAGATGACCGCTGGAACTGGCAGCTTTACGACGGCTGTCATTGTCCCGATTCAGAAATACACCGAGGCCCTTTACGCCGCTGTCGAGGGATTCCTGCTCGCATCAAGCACGCCTGCAGGAACCAAAGAGCTACCAGCCCGGGAGCAGATGCGAAATATGTTCGACCAGGCTGAGCAGGCTTTCATCTCCTCGATTGAAGAGCAGGAACGGGATGTTGAAGCCAGAACCGAGAAACGTAAAAGGCGCTCCGAAATACGCAGGAAGAGCCTCGGTGAAGACAAGGCAGCAGGCTTTGAGATTTCAAGAATCCAGCCAACAGACGCCCTTGCTCGAACGGGTGGATTCACGGCTTTTCAGTCTAATCTGGACAAATACTTTGGATCAGTCAGATCTCAGGCCCAGGACATCAGCGACATAGCACGCAACACCAAGGAAACTGCTGATGCGGTTAAAGAATAGCCATGGCAACAATTCAACAAGCCCCACAGCTCGCCGAATTTCCTGGATACATTGAGGTCAGCCGGAGGTTCGATCAGTCCGGGAGCGGCACCGGCCCCGTCTGGACAATAGAATACCGAGGCACCAAAGACGCCATCCGTTTGGCGACTCTGGGCTGGAGCAACATCGGCGCTAAGTACACCACGGTCGAGGACGGCCCATTTGCTTCTGCGACGGTTATTTTCTCAGGTCCGACTGCGGATCCTGGCGATCCGATAGACGAGGCCATTATTCCGGTGGCTGGCCAGGAGGCGCCTGAGATCAGGTTTGAATTTCGCACCGATTATATCGACGTCTCGGTGTTCGCCCTGCCTTTCGTTGTCGCCGAGGCTGAGAGACTGGGAAATCCGGCTGGCTACAAAAAGGCTATCGAGGACGCAATTCGAGAAGGTAAGAGACTCACCGAGGTGACCGAGGCTATCGGGCCTCAAGGGAGCTACTGGGCTGACAAGCCGGCAGCTCTGAAGGTCTGGCAGAAATTGTCCCGAGGCGAAGATTCGTTTCCGGTTGCCCGAGTCAGCTTAAGTCGGATCGCCACCTTCTCGGGCAGCTTAGGACTTCCCCAAGTTCCTCAAGGCATCCCACCGGTCTACACACCGCAGTCGTTCATCAGTTCTTGGAATCTTCCGTTTTCCGTGACCAAAATGCTGCCTGTTGTTCCGACTAACAACATCGGCCAGGTCCTGGCTCCAGTCGGAACACTATGGGGATGGAAGCAAACCAACTATTCCTCCAGCTTGATCGTAAAAACCAATATGGTGGAGCAGAACATCTCTTGGACGTTCGCGCCATACGACACTGATATTTACCCGTTTATTTAACACCTACCCAACACCTCTATGGCAGACGAAATCCAAATGACCGCCCGGCTGTACGCTTCCAAGAACGGAGCCTACCTGCCCTCAGTAACCTACACCAAGAGCGCCACCATGGTCGGAACCGACATGGGCTCTCAGACCCAGGTGATCGGCCTGACCGTCGAGGCTCTCGACGTGCCGGTCGATGTCACGAGCCCCTACAAGCTGCTGATCAGCAACCTGGATAATACCAACTACGTCGAGCTGGGCTTCGTTTCCGGCACCTACACAATGCGGATCCCGGCTGGTGAGACCCTGCTGATCCCCTACGTCAGCGCCACCCTGTACCTCCTGGCCAACACCTCCGCGGTGACCGTCCAGGCTACTTTCTGCGAGATCTAAAGGACCAACACCATGGCCAACGAAGTCGAGATGTCCGCGCGGCTGTACGCCTCCAAGGGCGGCGCCGTGATCAATTCACAATCGTACAGCACGGTGGCCAACATGACCGGCACCGATATGGGCCAGCAGACCCAGGTGGTCGGAACCACCGACGAGGCCTTGGATCTTACCGCCGACCTGGCCACACCCTACCGGCTGCTGGTGGTCAACCTGGATCTGGTCAACCCGGTCTCCATCGGGCCTTCCTCGCCCTACTCGTTCCAGATCCCGGCCGGGCAGTTCATCCTGATCCCCTGGGTCGATGCGACGATGTACGTCAAAGCCTCGAACAGCCCGGTGAAGATCTTCGCCCAGTTCTGCGAGATTTAAGCCATGCCTTTACAACTGCCATCCAAGCTGTCGGAACGCGGCCTGAAGGCAGACCATGCCCGGGCCATCAATCAACTGATTGAGGCCGTGCGCCGGGTCCAGCTTGTCGCTGGGCCTGGCCAACGGGTCGAGCAGAATGCCAATGGCACGACGCTAAAGACCGCGGTGGGCTCGACCACGGTGCAGACGGCTGAAGAGTCCTGGTTTTACTGATCATGCCCTACGCCACTGGCAGGCTCGACAAGATGTTCACGGCCTACAACCTGAACAATCTTTACAGCCGATTCGACAAGAAGTGCCAACTGGCCCTGAATGGGATGGGGCCTCTGTGGGCTCAATCAAGATTCCATCCATACGCCCAATGGTCGGCGCCGTTCCCGTATGGTGTGTGGTACGTCTACCGGAACGACCCGGAGACCGCTCTAAGGCTCAAGGACAACGGCAACGTGCCCGACCCGAGCATTCCCGGCATTGGTTACTACCGGGACGAGCATAGCCAGGTGGCCGCTCGGATCGAGCTCTCGAAGCTGGAGAACAAGCACCTCGATGTGGCCGGCGGCCAGGTCTACGTCGACCACCACAGCACCACGGGAGATCCGTTTACCTGCGATGTCGGCAAGATCCACTACAGCTTCGAGCTGTTGCGCCGTGAGGTGGCCGGCATCGAATACGACGTACACCTAGGCTGGGATCCTGATGTTGGATCCGGGCTCACGTCCTATGTGCGCGGCAGCCTCGGGCCTTCCGACCCCACCCTGCCTCCTGGTCGGATCCACAAGCACCGGCTGGCGGTGGCCGAGATCGCCATCGAGGGCCTGACCGACTTCCGGATCCTGAACACATACCAGCGCTACGACTGCTGGCGGGTCCACAACTGCGGCACCTCGACCGTGCAGGTGCTGCTGCAGTTGCCCGATGGCAGCGCCGACAGGCAGTTCGTTGGTCCTGGAGCCGTCAGGGCATTCCGACGCCGCCAGGACGGCACCTGGGCAACGCGCTGGCCTAACGGTGGGTTCTGCTACCATTTCTTCCCGTTCTTCCCGGGGGACGTGCCCTTCTTTGCTGAAGGGCCACCGAGCTGGCAGGGCGCCAACACATCGGACTTCCTGGCCTTGGAACGGTCGGCCCAGGCAAACAACGTGGCCAATCCGTTCATTATGTTCGACTGGATGCACACCATGGATGCCCAGATCGACCCGGAGGTGCACCACGACGTTCGGCAGGTCTATCCAGGCACCTATGCCGACCCAGGGGACTTCAGGCAGCAACTCGGCGACCTGGTGTTCACCTGGGGACGTGCCCGGGTGCGCTATTATTTCGGATCAAACGGTGTGGTCTCCGAGGAAAGGTTGGTCAACTTCCCGGGTGTTGGAAGCCTAGTGCAGCGCCTGGAAGGCCTTGGCATCACCGTGGTGCAGAATGCCACCAGCCTCACATTAACCAGTCGCCGCGGCTTGATTCAGATCAGCCCAGTCGACTGCAATATCTTTAGCGATCCACAGGTGCCGATGTGGGAGATCGGTGTGGTTCCGAAGACTATTTCAACGATTTACCCAAGCGGATTAAACCTTCAACCATTTTGGTCTCCTGGCAACGAGGCAACCATCTTCGACAAGGTGATTGATGTCCGACGCCGACTGGCTGTTGAGCAGGGATTCCTCAACAATTACGACGACGTCCACGACATCACCGAGGACCGGGTCGGCCTACTAAGGCTGACACCTCAAGGCCTGGTCTGCAGCGTCGGAAACCCGATTGGCATCGACGGAAACCTCCTGATCGACTTTGAGGCCTACGCCACCTCAGGCCAGCTTTACATCAGGAGTCATGATCCTGGGTTTGGTGTGGGCGGCTGGCAGAACTTCTACTTTTCCTCAAGCGACAAGACGGTTCTTGTTGGACCTTCAAAGGTTAGCACCGTAACGGGTCAATGGACCAATCTGTTCCCTACAAAGATCAGCACATCTACAGCAACCTCGGCCCTGCTGTATCAAGGATCTATCAACGCTGCCTTTATTCCTCCTGGAGGCCCTTGGGGGTTCTCATCCAGCAATTACGATAATGAGCTCATGAGGGCGACGTTTGGTGATCCTGACCATGCTTCAACATCTGGATTCGAGGCCGACTTTTGGGTCAACAAATGGGGAGGCCCAAACGGAGTCGATGCCTCGGTTCGGATCCTGGGTAGCCCTAACAAGACGCCCAAGTTTGCAGAAGGGCCGGATACGCTTTTGCAGGAATCAGTCGATGATGTGTTTAAGGATCAACAAGGAGCCCGTTTTGCCTCGACGGTGCCGCTGCAGACCTTGTACACGGTGGCCACATACAGGGATGCTCTTACGTCCATCAAGTTTGATAACGCAGGAAACATCTACGCCACCTTCGATATTCCCTACCGGCCCCTGATGACACTCAACGGAGGCCCCGGCAGCGGCCCATTCTTCCACAAGATCCCCAAGAGCGCCTGGCTCTGGAACCTGCTGCAATGGCGCCTTGATTCGTGGACCCGCTCCGACTGCCTCTGCACCATGGACAAGGCCCCTGGGTTACCCAGCTTCTTTGGCACCGGCTACGAGCCTGACTTTGACGAGGACGCTTGGTACACCGACCAAGCCGGCTACGATCTCCTGACCGGCTACGGCGTCCAATGCTTCCAAGGCCAGGACAGTTTCGGCACCGATTACTGGTTTGTGCCGCCCCAGAACCTGCAGACCTGGTGCCGGCGGTTCGGATTCACCTCAGGCAACTGGCAGACCGAGAACGGCCAGCCCACCGAGTTCCCGGCGGTCCTGGCCACCCGGGTGAAGCCCTACCGTTCCTACTCGGAACGCGAGACCCAGGTGATCGCCAGTTACTTCGACGCCACCACCAACGATCAGAAATACCTGACCCTCAGTCTGGTGGATCTGAAGGGAATTTGACCCCTGTTTGACCCGCATAAACATTGGGTTTTCTTCAAAATCTACAGAAAAACAGTTTTCTCTGTAGACAGAAGTCGAGGCATAGGCCATCTTGATCACGTCGAAAGCAACACCACAGCAAACCAAAGCAAAACATGACCAAGAACGAAAAGCTCGCTGAGATCGCCGCTAAACAGGCTGAAACAAACCTCTCGATCTTCGCCATGCTGGCCGACCACGGCATCACCATCGTCAACGGCCAGCTCATTGAGGCCATCGAAAACGACGAGGAATGATTTACGCCAGGGTGGGGCGAATACCACCCAACCAGGGGCGCGACTGGCCAACGCGCACCATAGCAACCCACAGCAAACCACAGCAATGAACCTCAACAACTTAATCACCGCCCTGATGATCGTAGAGTCTGCCGGTAATGATCAGGCCATCGGCGACAACGGACGCGCCCTAGGCCCCCTACAGATCCACCGCGGTGTGGTCCTGGATGTGAACCGGATCACCGGGTCCAGTTACCGGCACCAGGACATGACCAACCGCGTGGCAGCACGGGCTGTCTGCGAGGCCTACCTCAAGGCCTACGGCAAGGGGGCCAGCACCGAGCAGTTGGCCCGCCGATGGAACGGTGGTCCGACCGGCGACCGCAAATCTGCGACCGAGGCCTACTGGGCCAAGGTCAAGAAGCACCTGAAATGAAACCAAAGACAATTAACGTGACACCCACTACACACAAGGCCCTGCGGGACTACTGCCTCGCTGCCGGCCTCAAACTACAGGCCGTGGCCGACAAGGCCATTCTGTCCTGGCTGAGAAAGGCTGCTAAGTGACTCGAATCCTCGCCATCGACCCGGGCATGAGCGGCGGCCTAGCCTACCTCGGGCCATCCGGGATCATCCTCAACAGTATGCCAACCACCGACCAGGACATCAGCATCCTGGTGAGCGACAGGCTGGCAATCAGCGACGTGGTGTACATCGAGAAGGTCGGCGGCTATGTGGGCGGCAAGGGGGCGCCGGGCAGCTCCATGTTCAATTTCGGCTTCAACACAGGCTTCCTGCACGGCCTGATTGCAGCATCAAAGACCAGGTGCATCGAGGTGCCGCCGCAGCGCTGGCAGAAGACACTGGGGGTCGGGAACAAGGCTACCCATGGTGCGAAGTGGAAGGCCCACCTCAAGCAGATCGCCCAGCAGAGGCAGCCCAGGCAGGTGATTACACTGAAGACGGCCGATGCGGTGCTGATTTTGGAGCACGCAATGATTGCGGAGGGCCTCAAGTGATCAGCAAGAAGGCGATCACCAGCGCCGTGGCTGCGGGCTGGATCTCATTCCCGGAGCCCAAGGCCCGGGAGCTGAGCAGGAACTGGGCGCAGCCGGTCGAGGCCTTTGACGGTGAGCTGGCCTACCGGCTGTGGGACAACGGGGCCGACACCGACACGGTGGCCCGGGCTATCGGATGCAAGCGGCGGTTTGTGGCCCAGATCATCAAGCACCACAGACGATGAATCCAAAACCAAAACGTCCGACGGCCAAGGTGTTCGTCGTCAGCGACGACACGCACAAGCGGTTGAAAGACTACGCAACCAAGAAGGGCTACAAGCTACAGTTTGTGGCCGACGAAGCGGTCAGTGAATACCTCAAGCGAAAGGAACAGCAATGACACGCGAACAAACCAAAGAAGCCATCCGCATCATGCAGGCGTATGTGGATGGGAAGGAAGTGCAATATGAAGTGCCTAACAAAGAATGGATTACAACAGATCAACCAGCTTGGAATTTTATATCCTACAACTACCGCATCAAACCCACCCCTGTTCTCCGCCCGTGGACTGCGGATGAGGTGCCACTGGGAGCGTGGATACGGTACAAAAGAGCGTTGCATGACCGAAGCATCCTCGCATGGACATCAAACCAAGCTGACCGAGATATGTGGCTGGATGAACGCGAACACAGCACCGACGGCGGTAAAACGTGGCTCCCGTGTGGAGTCGTGGAGGAGGCGAAATGAGCCAACCAATCAACGACGGAGGAAGTGCATTCCCGAAATCGGTTGTATTCGATCAAGTTTTCGTTGAAGGCAACGGTATGACCCTGCGCGACTACTTCGCAGGACAAGCAATGGCTGCAATTATTACCAGCGTGTATTGCACGCCAGAAACTATCTACACGGAAGTATCGAGCAGAGCTTACGCGCAGGCCGACGCCATGCTCAAAGCGAGGGAGGCGAAATGAACCATCTTGGTGACACCAACAAAATGGTCGATACGCCGAGGACGGATGCGGTGTGGGAACTCTTCGCCACCGACACCACGCTTGAACCTGATGTCGAGTTTTCAACATTAGCCCGCCAACTCGAACGCGAACTCAACGCAGCCAACGCCAGAATCAAGCGGCTGGAGGAGGCGGGGGATAAGATGGAGGCATGGCTGCGCGATGAGCGGTTGGATGCCGTGCAGCACACTGTTTCAAAATGGCGCAAAGCCAAGGAGGCCAAGCCGTGAAGCACCCAAGCTATTGCTGCCAGAAGTGCGGAGAACTGATCGGGTGGATTGGTCGATTCATGTTCCCGTTCTTGCACAAGTGTAGAAAGAAGGAGGTGAAGCCGTGAGTGACTCAGATTTCCCATATGCGCTGATGTTTGGACTGATAATTGGATCAATCATCTTGGGTGGATTCATCGGAGGTGAGGCACAAAGAGACGTACAACAGCGTGAAGCAGTCGCTGCTGGCCATGCAGAGTGGGTGGCCGACAAGAGCGGTAAACCACAGTTCAAATGGAAGGAGTGCAAATGAGCGACTACACAATACCAACGTCGAATACGGTGACTACAATCGACCCACAGGCCACAAAGATCCGCGAGCTTCAATCCGATGTCACCCAACTCGAAAACCGTCTCCGCGCTTTGTGGGACAAGCTCGAAGGTGAGAGGAAGTTCTACGATCAGCGCATCCGAGAACTCGAAATAGCTGGCAACGCAATGTACGCATTCATCAACCCTCCATCTCCGAGCATGAGGACCATACGAATGGACAACCTGTTGCAGGGCTGGGATGACGCGAAGATTAAGAAGGAGGCCAAGCCGTGAGCGATACACCGAGCGTATGCCCGTTCTGTGGATCTTACGTTGCCATACTGGATTGCGGACAACCTTGTGGTGATTCCGAGGGAAACTGGACGGCCTTTCGATGCCTTACAAGCTGGCATCGTGGGTATCACGATCCTCGGAAGCTTCAATCGAAGACGTGTGAAACGGTAGAACGACACAAACTCTATGACCGAATCAAGCGGCTGGAGGAGGCTCTCGAAGGCACCGTTAAATGGATTGTTCATCTAGCCGATAGCGGAGACGCTGGATTTTGGGATGTCGAAAAACAGTCAGAGATAATCGCAGCAAGAGCAGCACTTAAAAAAGAGTCCAAGCCATGACCATCGAACAACGAATCATCAATGTCGCTGAGAAGCAGAATTACTACGACTCCCGCGAACTCCGCGCAATCGCTCTCGAAGTCAGGAAGCGGGAGGACCGCATCAAACAACTGGAAGACCGCATCCACCGCGCATCAACGGCGTTCTTTAGGGACGGCTCAGACGGACATGTTGCGAGTCAAATGCTTCAGATTCTGGAGGAGGAGAGGAACAAACCATGACCATCGAAGAAATGCGAACCATCGACGCCGTCAAGACCTACAAGGAACTGGAGGAGGCCAAGAAACACATCAAACGACTGGAGGACTACGGCAACGCATTGGTTGCCCATGTCTACGCCTACCGCACCCAGAGGCAATGGACCGAGGAATCGTACCAGGACCTCATCCAGACCATCGCCGACTGGGACAAAGCAAAGGCAACCAAACCATGATCACCAAACTCCACGAACTGCCGCCCGACCATCACCTGCGCAACACGGCCATCCAGCACATTGACGTGAGGATTAAGTGCCGGCACAGCGGGACTACCAGAGACCCGCGCACCTGGCGCATCAAGGGCGATACATACAACCGTTTATCAGATACCTGGCAGAACAACTTCGACTTTATCCTGCAATGAAATCAGCTCAACAGATCCAACAGGACGGCACTGGAATCTATCGTTTGACCAAGAAGGACGCCGGGGAGGCCTATCGGGCTGCCCGGAAGGTCAAGATCGAGTTCACCAGCTTCTTTACCAGGAAGCGCGGGAAAGGCTCCAAGTGAAGGACTTCGACGTAGCACGCACCATGATTGAATACGGTGGATCTTTCGTTCGCAAGCTAGGCGCCGCGGCACTTGTAGCCGACTCAGACAACCTGGCGAAGATCAAGTCAACCTGGCCCGACTACTGGGCTCAGTACGACCGGATGGCAAAACAACTTTCGGAGGTCGAGAAACAAGCCTCCAGGTAGACACAACAACAACGACACAACAAAGCAAACACATGGGAATCACAGTATCAACGAAACCGAGCGGCGGGAACTTCACACCCTGCCCCGAGTACACAGGCCGAGCGGTCTGTGTCGACATCACACCGCTCCGGGCCTACGAGACCGAGTACGGCATCAAACAGAAGTTCAAGATCGCCTTCGAGCTAGATCTGATCGACCAGTCACGCAATCCGGTGCAGCCCTGGGTAGTCATGACGGCGCCGATGACCGCCAGCCTGCACGAGAAGGCCGGCCTGACCAAGTTCCTGAAAGACTGGCATGGCCGAGCCCTTACCGCCGAGGAGACCGTCAGCATCAACCTCGACAACCTGATCGGCCGACCGGCCACTGTGGTGATCGTCCACGAGCAATCGAGGGACGGCACCAAGACCTTCAGCAACATCAAGCTGATCATGCCCCACAAGAGCGGCGAGCCCCTGAAGCCCTCTGGCCTGTGGGTACGCCTGGAGGACAGGCCGCCCAGGGAGGACGACAAGGTAAAGACGGTGACGCCGGCTACCGCGGCGCCGGTCAAGATCGCCGAGGTCAAGGTGCACGTCGGCAAGTTCAAGGGCGTGGCGCTCTCAGAGCTGACCCCGGACGCCGTGCGCGGCCTGGCCGAGCACTGGCTGCCCAAAGCCAAGGTGAGCCCCGGTAAAAGCCCGGAGGACATCGGACTGATCGCTGCCGTGACCAAGCGCATGGAAGAAATCAACGCCCAGGAAGAGCCCAACGATTCAGACATTCCATTCTAAAACGATCTCTTGTCTTTGATCGTTTTAGCTGATACACGGTAGCCCCGATGGCAAGAAAAACTTGGAATGAGGCCATGATTGCAGACCGAATCATGGAAAACTACCGCAGCACAGGACTGATGCCCACAAATCAGTATCTGAAAGAAACAGGACAAAGCGATCTAGCGAACAAGATTTGCAAGAGTGGTGGGTTCTTAAAATGGGCCGAGCGACTTGGTCTTTCAAGAGAACATTCCGACTCCGACACCGGCTGGGACGGTGAGAAGAGAGTGCAGAAAATACTGGAATCGGCAGGGTTCCAAGTTGAGAGAATTGCAGCCGTGAAGTGGCCGTTTGACCTGCTGATCAACAAGGTTCTCCGAGTTGATGTTAAGTCGGCCAACTTCGCGGAATATGGTCCATGCAAAGGTTGGTTTTACCGCATTGGAAAAACGCCTCAAGCAGACCTAATCGCGCTCCATCAGTTAGACACCGGAGCTACTTACTGGATCCCGTGGAACATAATTCCGCATAGCAACGTGACCATCTCAAAGGACGGGGGGAAATGGGTCCGATATAAAGAAACGCTTTGGATCGTCCAAAGCATGATTGAAACCCGCCAGGTAGAGACTGAAAAACTGTCTTTGTTTGAATCAAAAAATTAGACCTGAAATTCTGCAAACATTCTACACATGAAGACCCGCAAACCCACGATGAAGCTGACCCATATGGTGCCCGAGGTGGTCCAGCTCAGATCCGAAGGCTACACCCTGGAGGAGATCGGCAAACGGTTTAACCTGAGCCGCCAACGGATCAATCAGATCGAGCAGGCAGCCCAGAAGCACGAGGAGATCCTGCGGGTGTGGGGCTTCCCGTTCTCGACCAGGACGTTCAACATCCTGGAAAGCCTGGCCATCAAGAGCCGGCAGGAGGCTCTCGACCTTTACAACCTAGGCCACCTGCAGCCCAGGTCGGTGCGTGGGTTCGGGTGGGTCTCCTATCGTGAGATCTGCGAATGGTTGGGCGTGCCTACCGTAAGACAGCCTTTGACCAAGACCGTCTGCCCTCATTGCGGCAAACAGATCTAACACTTTCCGGCAGCCTGTTGCTGTCGGGGACTCGTGGGTAACCGGGGGCGCGCATCGGGACAAACGCGCAACAATCTCAACCAACAGAACTATGCCAGCCAATCCGACCATCATCTTCGACATCGAGACCGGGCCTTTACCGCTCTCAGAACTCAACATCCCACCCTTTAACGCGGCAGACGTGAAGCTGGGCAACATCAAGAACCCGGACCTGATCGCCGAGAAGCTACAAAAGGCCGAGGAGAACCACACCGCGGACTACATCCGCAACGCTGCCCTAGATGCGCTCTCAGGCCAGATCCTGTGCATCGGCTACCGTTTCGAGCACCAACACCTCGGTGTGCTCAAAAACGACGGCAATGAGGCCGCCATGCTCCGGGAATGGTGGACCCTGCTCAATTATTATGAACGGCAGCCAAAACTCGTCGGCTTCAACATCAAGGCCTTCGACCTGCCCTTCCTCATCAAGCGCTCCTGGAAGCACCGCATTGCCCCGCCCTACTGGTTGCGCCAAGGCCGCTACTGGAACGACCTGGTGGTCGACCTGCGGGAGGTGTGGCAGCTTGGTGACTCAAGAGCCCATGGCAGCATCGGATCCATCTGCCGGCACCTAGGCCTCGGGGACAAGACAGGCAGCGGTGCCGAGTTTTCATTGCTGTGGAATACAGACCGACAGGCAGCCATCGACTATTGCCTGCGCGACGTGCAGCTCACTCAGCAGGTGGCCGACATCCTGATCCCGGCCTATTGAGCGCTGGACACCGCCCCGGCTGTAAGCTAGGGAGCGGCCTGTCGACGTGAGCTGTGAGAGGTGAGCGTCGAAACCTTCAGAGAAACCATGACCAATCAATTTTACCCCGTCCGCATCGTGCACGTCGCGTTGTTTCTCCGCGATTCCTCACCTCGATGCGTGGCGGGGTTTTCCGTTTGATACATGAAATACGAAATACCACAACAAGAACACACTCAGATCCTGGCCTTTGTCACAGGCCACGTTTGGATCACTCAAAGAATCAATGGAGAAGAAACCTTCATTGTGATTCCCGTCCAAAATGTAGACCTTTTTTGCAAAATGGTTCAGGAAGCCAAACGGGATGCAGAGGAGAAAAGAGACCGAGCCGTAGAAATCAGGGCTGATTTAGCTCGAAAAGGATTCAAAGTATGAGAATCCGAACAATTAAACCCGAGTTCTTCCATCACGAGGGACTATTCGAGGCCGAGATTGAAACCCGGCTTCCGCTCCGTGTGGCCTTCGCCGGCCTCTGGTGCATTGCTGACCGAAAAGGCAGATTCAAGTGGGAGCCCAGGCGCATCGGTGTGCAGGTGCTGCCATACGATGGCGTCGACTTTTCACGCGTGCTCGACGCGTTGGCCACGCGTGCTTTCGTTCTCAAGTATCGCGTGGGTGACGCGTGCTTTGGATGGATTCCCAGCTTCCTAAAGCACCAGGTGATCAACAACCGGGAATCCGAATCCGTTTTGCCTGATCCAGAAGGAAACATTGAAGAAACGCCAACAAACACCGAGGAATATGACGCGTCAGCCACGCGTGAGCCACGCGAGGACCACGCGTGCCGTAAGGAAGGGAAGGGAAGGGAAGGAAAGGAAGGAGTCGTCACGCGTGAGCTTTCACCTGAGCTCGAAGCCTTCCGCCTACGAGTCGGTGCTTTGATCAAGCGTCGACCTACGACCCAGTGGAGCACTAAGGAGATCAAGGCCTTAAAGGAGATCTTCGACTTCAACACCCCGGAGGAAGACCTGGTTGCCTTGGAAGCACGCTACCAGTCGGACGATAAATACCTTCGCCGCGAGCTGATGACCCTGTTGAACAATTGGAACGGCGAGATCGACAAGTCTCGAAGCACCTCCCCTTCTGGGAACAATGGCACCGGCGCGTACAGTGCCAACATCTCCGACTACCAATGAACGATCCCTACTTCGCCCAGGACGACGAGTACGGCCTGATCGGCGCCTGTCTCTCCGGTGGTTCCGATGTCTGCCACGAGGTGTTTGCCAAGATCCCAACCCATGCCATCGAGACCGACAGCCTCCGGCACCTGTACGAGATCACTAAAGGCCTGGTCGCCAAGACCGAGCCGGTCAACCTGACGACGGTGGTCAAGGAATGGAAGCGCTCGATGCCTCAGGTCACTCCACCATTCGAGGCTCTCAACCGCTGCGACGAGCTGTGCCCCAGCCCGGCCAACCATCCGGCCTTCTCCCAGGCTGTCCTGGAGGCCTACCATAGACGCCAGCTCAGAACCGCTGGAGACCGTCTGATACGCGAGTCCGCTGTACCCACCCTCTCCGTCGATCAAATCGTCTCTAATGCCGAAGCAGGGCTCAGCGTTGAGGCATCTAAAGAGGAGGTGCAATCGTCTAAGTCCGTTGTAAGCCGATTCATCGACTCGACCCAGGAAAGATTCTCAAGGCAGGGCCAACTCTCCGGGATCACCTCGGGCTTCTACAGGCTCGACCAGATGACCGATGGCTTTCAGTTCGGTGAGCTGGCCATCATTGCGGCCAGGCCATCCATCGGGAAGACAGCCATCGCCATTGCCATTGCCAAGGCAGCCGCCATCGACTCCCGGATCCCGACGCTGTTTATCAGCCTGGAGATGTCAGACGAGTCCATCGTGCGCCGTATGGTATCAGCTATTGGCAGCATACCGATGCAGAACATCAAGACCGGCCAACTCGACCAGGGAGGAATGAAGGCTATGTCGACTGCCTCGGCCAAGATCGCAGGCAGCCCGATACATTTTGTCTCAGGATCCGGTGTGTCCAACATTGCAACCATCACCGCCGTAATCCGTCGTGCTGTTCGTAAATGGGGTGTGAAGCTGGTCCTGGTCGACTACCTCCAGAAAATCCACGGATCCAAGGCCGCAGAGAAAAAGACCTACGAGATCGCCGAGGTCTCTGGCAGACTCAAAGGCGTGGCCTCCGATACCAAGACAGCCGTGGTTGCCCTGGCCCAGCTCAATCGAGAGAACGAGAAGGACAAGGGCCGAGTGCCTCGGCTCACCGACCTGGCCGACTCAGGTCAGATTGAAAGGGACGCCGACCTGGTGCTATTGCTCAACCGGGAGCGCAACCAACCACAGGGCGAGGCTGTGATTGCCATTGCCAAACAGAGGGACGGTGAGTGCGGCCTGGTGCCTCTGTGGTACGACGGCCAGTTCTGCCGATTCTCCGACCCATCACCCAGTTTCTAAATACCAATGACCACACAATACAGCATCAGCCAGACACAAGTCCTACGGGAAGCGAAGCACCTGGTCCGCTACGCCATCAAGCACGGCTGGATGTCCTACCCAAACGGAACCATGATGGATGGCGATGGCGACCCCATACCCAACCTGGAGCCCGAGGAAGAGACCAGCAGCCCGATTACACCGGAGCTGTGCAACAAGGCGTTCCTTCTTAGAGAGAGAGGGATTACGTTGGATAACATTGCAACAGTGTGTGGTGTTCCTCGTGGATCTATTGCTTACATAGTATCAAAGGGTCACGAGGATTACCTCTTAAGGCTAAGGACAGATCCAAATAGCACTAAGGAATCTCTTTGATAATACCCAGAAAC